TCCAGACGATCCAGAAGTTCCAGCACTTCCTGAACTACCAGATGAACCAGCACTACCTGCACTTCCTGCACTTCCAGCGCTACCGGATGATCCAGAAGTTCCCGATGATCCAGAAGTTCCCGATGATCCAGAAGTTCCAGCACTTCCTGAACTACCAGATGAACCAGAACTTGCATATGTTAGTCCAGACGATCCAGAAGTTCCAGCACTTCCTGAACTACCAGATGAACCAGAACTACCTGCAGAACCTGATGATCCGGCACTTCCAGATGATCCAGCACTACCTGCACTACCTGCACTACCTGCTGATCCGGCACTACCTGCACTACCTGCTGAGCCTGAAGATCCTGCACTACCTGCTGATCCGGCACTACCTGCACTACCTGCTGAACCTGAAGATCCTGCACTACCTGCTGATCCGGCACTACCTGCACTACCTGAACTTCCAGATGATCCTGCACTACCTGAACTTCCAGATGATCCTGCACTACCTGAACTTCCAGATGATCCAGCACTACCTGCACTACCTACAGATCCTGAAGTTCCTGATGTACCAGATGATCCTGATGATCCTGCACTTGCATCTCGACCAGATGAACCAGAAGATCCTGCTGTACCGGATGAACCAGAAGTACCAGATGTTCCTGCATCACCCGTTCTAGCAAATGTAACCACACAGCTATCGCCATCATTAAATGGAATTTCATTAGAAGAAGTAACATAATTGATTGATACTATATCAAAATTATTACCAGCACCACCATCGACAGAATCACTAATGGTAAATAGCATGTATGCAGAATTATCACCTTTTAGAGAAATTCTAACATGACCCTTAATCGTGCTTGTCGATCCAGCTATAGTGTGTAGAAATGATTCTATATCACTAGAATTATTATCCAAGTGATTTATAATCAATTCAGTTATAGATGCAGATGATGTGCTATTGAATCTAAAAATTCCAGTTGAAGGATCACCGATGATAGAATCATCATAATCATATTCAAAAGAAGCGCCTCCAAAATTTCCATCTACTCCTGAGGTTCCTGATGATCCTGAAGTTCCTGAAGTTCCTGCTGATCCTGAAGTTCCTGCTGATCCTGATGATCCTGAAGTTAATGGTCTTATCTGATCTAATATATTTGATCTAATAATAACTGAAGAATTGTTTTGACCATTTTCTAAATAAAAACCATCATCAGAATTTACGGATATGTGTTCTAAATTTGAGATTGTATTTCCAGAAACCTGCGTTTCAGAAATCTCTATAGGTTTCGAGGCAGGAGAAAACTCTAAAGTATTATTGGACGTAACCCTTAAAACATCTCCTTCAGAGCCCAGAAAACTTTCATCGACTTCTTTTAACTCAAGAACTGAAAATATTCTGTCACCATTACTATCTCTAATAGTAAAATCATTACCAGAGGTGCTGTGAAAACCTAATACAGCATTTTGTGTACCTTCACCAATTTTTAAAGATTGAGTCTGTCCGATAATCAATGATTGATTGACGACTAAATTATTATCATCATTTATTGACAATAAATCAGGATCAAAAGATATAATTATGGAAGAATTATTCTGTGCAGCAAAAAGACCACTACCTGTTTTTATTGATTTAAATTTTAAGGTAGTTTTTGTTGGAGTATATTCTACATTTGAATATAGTTGTACTGTGTTAGATGTGACTTCTAAGTTTTTACCTATTGATACAATATCACTACCGCCGCCTCCTCCATAAGTATCTCCCCAACCAGTCGATACTTTTTGCGCAGTAGATGCTGCTTGTGAACCAATATTTTTTACAACAGTTTTTAATTTTTCTAACTCTTGCTTTAATGGTTCTACTTGTGCGTCATCGCCTTTTGGACCTACATCACCCTGAGGACCTTGTGGTCCAATTTCTCCCTGAGGTCCTTGTGGCCCTTGAAGTCCTTGTGGCCCTATTTTACCTGGATCACCTTTCTCACCTTTTTCTCCTCTTTCACCAGGAGAACCATCTAAACCTTTTTCACCCTTTTCACCTCTAGGACCTTGCTCACCTGCTATTTCAAGAACTTTTATCTTCTCACCAGTTTCAGGATCAAAAATTTCTTTTATATCTTTTATTAGCTCTTGCTTAGCTCTTTTAAATTCTTTTTGAGTGTATGCTAGAGATGCAGCTAAAACTTCATTTAGTTTTAATTGCTTATTATTATCATTTGACATTTAATTAATCGTCTAACTTTATAGTAGATAAAATATCATTTATAGTGTTTTTCAGTTTTTCGTCATTTTTACTAGATTCAAATTTGCTTTCTATAATTTTCTCAATGAGATTTTCATTCAAAACATTTTCAGATTCTTGTTCGTAAGAATTATTCATTTGCATATCATCTTCTCCAGAAAATCTTGGATCTTCCAGTTCTTTCGCAATTTGTTCATCATTTGTTTTGATGTCATCATCACTCATCAATAAAATATTTTTTCTCACATACTCATTAGAATAATATTTTCCAGTGTATTCTGATAAATCTCTTAATAAGTTAAGTCTGTCTTGTAATAATTCATTTCTTTTCATTTCTGTGAAATGACTATCACTTTCATAATGATAATAGAGTTGATTTTTAATTTCTTTAAAATCATCTCTACTCATAATACCTTTAAGACTTAATTGTCTCTCCAATAATTCATCAAATAAAATTGAAAATTTATTTTGTAATCTATTAATAAATCTGGTAAATTTAACTTCGTCTCTGGAAATTTCCGTTGCTCTACCAATGGTATAAGATGCTTCTGATTCTAATCTAGAGAGTGGAACACCTAATGATTTATAAAGTTTCTTTTGAAAGTATATAACATCTTCTATATCACCTAGATTTTGACCTCCTGGCAATGTTGTTACCTCGGTACCTCTACCCCCCTCCATTCTAGGCATCCAGTAATCTTCTAACATTGACATATGTTTTCTATCATCACGTATTTCACCAGTATTCGCATCATAAACAAGTTTATTTTTATATCTTGTCATCAAATCACGCATATATTGTTCTGCTCGTACTTTAGGTAAATTTCCAACATCTACATAAAAAATTCTTCTTTCGGGTGCCCTTGATATCCTATAAATGACTAAAGAATCTTCAATCATTCTGAGCATATTGAGAGGTTTTATAGCTTTATGTAAGTATGATAATACTAATGATTTTGTGGAATTTAATAATCCAGAATGACAATAAACAATAGAATCTAAAGAAATTTTTAAACCAGATGCTGCATTTGTAAATGCAGTTCCTATTGTCTGTCCTTGCGATTGATATATACCTTTTTCATTATAGACATAATATTCTTGTATTTGTTTTTGAGTGTCACCATTTGGAAGTTTTAGAGATTTATTTTCTCTGATTTTTTTTATCTTGCGAGGATCTAATAATCTTAATTCGTGAATACCTTTTTTAGTATTTTTTTCATCAATAACAACATGATAATAAATTCTACCATCAACATACCATCTTCTGAATAAATCATAACCTAAATTTTGAAAATCTAATAATTTAGATATCTCTTTGAATTCTGCTCTTATTTTATTTTTTATATTTTCGGATAGGTTTAGATTATCTAATTTTATATCCACTATAGGATTGTCTTTTATTGATATAATCGCTTCATTAACAATATCGTCTATAGCATTTTCGACTTCTGCCTGTAAGGACATATCTCTATAACGATTTATTAACTCTGATTCGCTCTTTATGGCACCTTCAGTATCAATATACGTTCCATAAGCACCTCCAGATGCTACGGTAACCGCACCGTCTTCATGTTCAACTTGAGCAAAACTTTGTATCTTTTCATTTTTCTTGGATTCTTTTTTTCCGATAGTAAATCCAAATATATCAATAGCCATATCTTTCCTGAATGCAAGTGAATAAAATATTACTGTTTTATTTATTCACTTGCAAAATCAGAAAAAAATGATAAAATGGATTAAAATTATCCGGTTGCTCTTAGTCCTTCGGGACCCGTTCCTCCTGTTTTAGGATTAGGGGCTTCTGTTTTCCAATAATCGTAAGCAAATGTTACTGTAAATTCTTCAACAGAATCATTATCTCCCCAATCTAATGTTATCTCACTTATATCAATCGGAAACAAATTATAGAATTTATATTGCCTGACAACTTGTGGACTACTAAAATCTCCAGTTTTAGCTAATTGTTGTACAACCGTGCCGCTTGGGTCAGTATAATCAGTACTAGTACCGGTTCCCTGTCTATAATTAGCCTGATGAAGGTTTATTGAATCCATCCATTCTTCAAATAGACCTCTATAACTAAAGTTTTCGTCATTTATAACTGTCACAGTCCAATCAGCAAATGTTCTATTTCCTGCTAGTTTTATTTCTCTACCCATATAAG